CATTGTACCAAGTGGTTCAACCGTAGGAACACAAGGATATTTAAAATCACCTAAATATGAATATCTGATGACACCAGACAGACAAATACTAACAAAGAAAAAGGATAAGTTAGTATTATCAATGGCACCAAAATTTATTTTAAGTAGTGATAGATACCATATACAAAACGCACTATTATACTCAACCGCAAGTGGTAGTTCAATTCGTATGTATGATGATTCAACTAAACAAGTTCAAGATGTAGAAGTCGGAGATATCGTTAAATCATACAAACCAGTTGGAATGCCAGATGAATTTTATTTTGATGATTGGTTAAGTTATAGTTCAACAGATTTGAGTGGTTCAACAGCATCAGGTTCAGTTGTGGTAAGAACTTTTGAAGAGGATTATTATGGATACTACTTAATTAATGGTAGTATTAAAGTTCCAGTTATGAAACAAGCTATGATGAAAGGTGCAAGATATTTTTTAAAACAAGGGGATACTTGGAGTTGGGGAACACCAGACGACATAGATGTTGGGGATTACTTTTTAGATAAAGACGCAAACGAAGTTGAAGTAACATCTAAAACGGAAGTAGCACAAGAAGAAACTTTCTATTCATTAGATGTTGAAGATATCGATACATACTTTACATCAGATATATTGGTCCATAATATTCCACCAGGTAAATGTTTCACAGGTGATACAATGATTACATTGTTTGACGGAACTTATCAAGAGATTAGAAAAATAACATCAGGTATGAAAATTAAAACATACAACGAAGAAACTGGCAAATTACAAAATTCAGTTGTGGGTGATATAACAAAAATTGAACACGACAACTTACTCGAGTATAAATTTGATAACAATACTATAATTAAAGCAACAGACGACCATCCATTTTATGTAGAGGGTCAAGGTTACAAAGCACCATTAGAATTAGGTGATAAAGTTTTAACTGATGATTTAAACAAAATAGAGTTGATGGGATATAAACCACTCAACACAACAGAAACAACATACAATATAGACAACACAAATAACGGCAAGAACTACTTTGCAAATAAGGTTTTAGTATCAGATGAGTCAGAAACAGAATAACGATTTTAAATACTTAATTCAAATACCAAATTTTTTATCATCAGAAAAGTGTGATGAATTAAAAAAAGACATAATGGAATCAGAACAAGATGTGATTGGTTGTGTCGGAGATGAACAAGGTAAAAACGCAGTTATGCCAGAGATTAGAAAAACTAATGAGTGGTATTTATGTGAACAGAAAGACAATGAGTTCAGACCAGATAAGACCAATAAAGATTGGAAATGGTTACAAGACAAGATGTTTCAAATGGCAAACATTGTCAATGATAGTGTATTTCACTTTGACATTGATGCGTGTGACAATGAGTTAAAGTTAATAGAATATCAAAAGGGTGGATTCTATGGTTGGCATACAGACTTTAATGCAGGAACTTGTTCAGTAAGAAAATTAGTAGGAATTGTTCAATTGACAGACCCAAGTGAATACGAGGGTGGAGATGTTCAATTCGGTATCCAAGATAAAGATACAAAAGAGTGGTACTCGATGAACAAACTAAAAGGTTCATTAACATTATTTCCGGCATTCCTATGTCATAATGTAGTGCCAGTTAGTAAAGGTAAACGATATGTAATTCAAGAGTTATTTATCGGTGACCATTTCAAATAAGGATAACAATGTATAAACCAATAGATATGGAAGCTTTGAAGTTGAATCAAAACTTCAAATGGGTAGTTGAAAAAAGTAATTTCTTTTCACAAGAGGATTGTGATTTCTTTATCAAATATATTGATGAACAATCCGAAAGAAAACAAGGACATTATACGGGCGGAGTAAATCCCACTTGGCAAGATGAACCAGTTATGAAAGATGAAGTTTGTATGTTAAACATTAGTAGAACAGAAGAACAAAAATATCTCGATAAGTTTTGGACAGCTATAAAAATAGCAGACCAAACAATCTACAAATATAACATTAAAGGTATTTACGACAACAGACTACAAGCACACCGATACGACATAGGAGATTGGTATAATCAACATTCAGACTTTCACCCGATAAAGAATTTTAGTTCAGTAAAACTAACTTGTATTGTATTTTTAAATACAGATTATGAGGGTGGAGTATTTAGTTTATTTGACGGGACAACAATTGAACCAGAAGTAGGAAAGTTAATAATACATCCATCATTTGCAGGACACGGAGTATCACCAATTACGAAAGGTAATAGATATTCTTGTGTGTGTTGGGGAGTAGGAGATACATTCGTATGATACAAAACGATACATTTGAATTTGTAGTTCATAAAGAAAACTTCTTATCAACCGAACAATGTATAAAGTTGATGAGGTATCTTGAAAGAAAAGAACCAACGATATCAGAACTTGCTGGTAAATATGACGATAACATTACGAACAAAGAGGTTCGTGACAACCAAGAAGTCAAAATCAATGACGAAAAACTAAACAATAAATTAAAAATGGTATTTGAATTAGCAAATCACTCTATATTTAAATACAATATACAAGAATTAGAATCAGTAAAAATATTAAAGTATGGTGTTGGTGGTAAATACAAATGGCATACAGATAGTGGAGCAAAAGAAACTTCCACAAGAAAACTAACAGCCATTGTTCAGTTGTCAGATGAAACAAACTATGAGGGTGGAGATTTAGAGTTCGGTATCACAGACGAAACAGGTAAAAATAATTATACAGCAAAGAAAACGAGAGGTAGTATAACTATCTTTCCAGCATTCTTATCGCATAGAGTTACACCAATCACAAAGGGAACGAGACACTCACTAATAACTTGGATGTTGGGAGATTGCTTTGTATGAAATTAGCACTATGTATATGTCCACAATGGTCAGTTCAAACACCTTCATTTGCAATCGGTAGTTTAAAATCACACATCAATAATAAAGATGTCGTTGTAGAACAAATTGATTTAAATATACTATCATCAATTCATACTAAAGAAAAAAATATAGAAAAGTTTTGGGATTGGGGTAATGATAAACCTTGGAACTCTGAAGCAAACTTTCAAACTGAAATATTACCTTACTTCAAAGATTTATGGCACGAATACATAGATAAATTAGCAGAGTATGATGTCGTGGCATTCACAACTTACACGTCAAATATAGTAACAACAGATTACATAGCTAGATATGTAAAACAAAAAAATCCAAAGATTCAGATATGGTATGGTGGCCCATACTCTTGGTATTCTGATTGTAGTGGATTAGTTGAAAATGATAATTATAGAGAGTTTGTAGATATAGCTTGTGGTTCAGGTGATGGGGAAAAAATTATTGCTGATTTAGTAAATCGTTATGTGGAAGACGGACACTACGAAAATGTAAAGGGTATTTATCGTTGGGATAAAATGACACCAAGTTTTCCTACAATATTGAAAAAGGGTCGTAGTGGTAGAAAGCCAGTATTCAATGGTGGTGTATTACCACAAAACCTTAATGAATTGGAAATACCAAGTTGGGATACCGATGTAATAGATGATTATAAAAGATTAGCAGAGTTGTTTGATTTAGAGGTTACATTACCTATGCAAACTTCAAGGGGTTGCACTTTTAAATGTACATTTTGTAGTGAAACAAGACTATACCGATACAAAAACAATGAAAAAATTGTTGATGAAATGAGAGGATTGGAAGAACAGACTGGTATTAATAACTTTTGGTTTACTGATTCATTGATTAATGGGTCAATGCCTAATTTTAAAAAATTTGTAGATAAGTTACAAGAAGAAATAGATAATGGAAACATATCAAAAATGTATTGGGGTGGACACTTCAGAACACACAAGAAGTTAAACGGAGAATTGTTGACAAAAGCAGTTAATGTTGGATTAAATTATATGAATGTTGGTGTAGAAAATGGAGTGAATAAGATATTAGCACTAATGGAAAAAAACCAAAGTTCAGATGATGTTAGTCATTTCTTAAAATCTGCTCACGAGAGTAATGTATTTTATAATGCAAATTGGATACCAGGTTATCCAAAAGAAAATCATATGGACTTTATGTTACAATTAAAATTCCTATACGACAACCACAAATACTTTGGAAACAATGGATTATTGAACTTAATGCAATCAACAGATATATTAGACCATACACCATTAGATGTTTATAGAGATGATTTTGAGGTTTCAAAGGAAAAAACTATGTTGAACTCTTGGGTTTCAAATGATACTAAAAACACATTAATGATTAGACATTTGAAAGCATTCTTCATAGAGGTAATGTTAAAGTCATTTCAATTTACAAAAGAGGGTGATGAATTGATAGGAGACGATTTCTCATATGCCACACCAAAAGAAAAGGGTGGAAAACCACCATATTACAGAGCAAGAATTAGAGAGAACTCTTTACAAGTTGGGGATATGCAAGTAGAATTAAAAGATGAAATGGACGATAGTATATTCAGTAAAGATTTTTTACTACCTAAAGAACACCGCACACTATTAGATGACTATAAAAATAATATTGTCGATACTATTGAAAATGAAATCATTAAAACCATCAAAGGATTTGCTTGGGTAATGGTAAACACAACGAATAAATCTAATATTAATTTTGTTATCAGAGATAATTTTAAAGGATACAATCTAAAAGACTCACACTTTAATTGTAACTTTTCCCTTAAGTCTAATGGAGATGACTTTGAGCTTGATGTTAAGTATGGGTTTAAGTTTGGTAAAGATGATAAGAAATTATTTGACGACACAGACAATTTAGATTTTGCTGCAAGAAATAACATTTATATTAAAGATGATGTTAGTAAGTACAAATACTCTGATGAAGTTAATGAACTTTATTTAGATAGTATGGATTACGATAGACATAAAGTTTCATTTCAAAGAACAGAAATGACAAATCAATACTAAATAAATTACATTTTCAGATTATTAAAAGATACTTATTTATATCTAAGGTTATTCACTATGAAAACAAAAACACTATTTGACCACATAAAACAAATCACTAATGTTCAGAACCAACATTATTGGGACAACATTACAGACGCCGATAAAAAGACTTGGTCTAATTATATGGTGCATAGATTTTTATCAATGAAAGCCGAGTGGATAGAAGTTGTAAATGAAATACAACAATATTGGGAATTGAAACCAAAGACAATTTATCAATTCTATACAAATCTA